CAGGGATGAAGTATAGAATTCTTAGATTATGCAATGTATTAGGTGATGGTGATACCAATGCAAGCAGAAAGAAGAATGCTATTCAGTGGATGGTCAATGAACTCAAAGCAGATAGAGACATCAAAGTATATGATAATGGATCACATCAACGTGACGTTATGCATGTTGATGATGTCTGTAGAGCAATCAAGATTGTCATGGAAAAAGGTGAGTTGAATGAAATCTACAACATAGGGTCAGGGCGACCCACAAAAGTTAGTGAGATTGTAGAACTCGCTAAAATATTTACTCGATCTCGTGGTAAGATTATAAACATTGATCCACCTGAGTTTCACAACAACGTGCAAACACAACACTTCTGGTTGGACACAACTAAGTTGCAGAACCTAGGGTTTGCACAGCACATCACCAATGAATTTATTGTCAAAGATCTATGTATAACCTAAAAGAACAAGTTGATAACTTTGTCTTTCAGTTACAAAACTCTGGTAACTATGACATCATGCCATACTTACCAAATCAGAATTGGAAAAAAGGAGATCCAATTTATTACTCAGGTCCTTACTGGGACAATCAAGAGGTAACTGCTGCGATCACATCACTATTAGGTGGCAAGTGGTTACCTGCTGGTGAACAGGTCAATAAATTTGAACGTGAATTTTCTAAGCAGTTTGATTTCAAACACTCTGTCATGGTGAACAGTGGGTCATCTGCCAATCTTGTGATGATTGCAGCGTTGAAAAAATATTTTGACTGGCATGATGGTGATGAAATTGTTGTATGTGCTTGTGGATTTCCTACAACAATCAACCCAATAATACAGAATGGATTGAAACCTATCTTCCTTGATATTGACATGGAAGATTTGAATTGGAATTTAGATCAGATTGAAAAAGCGATTACTCCAAGAACAGTAGCTGTGTTCTCTTCACCTGTCCTTGGTAATCCCTATGACTTTGACAAGTTCTTGAAGATTGTCGATAGAAATGGACTGAAGTATATTGCGGACAACTGTGATTCCCTTGGTAGCAAGTGGAGAGGTGAATTGCTTACTAAACATGCCATCGCAGCGTCTTGTTCTTTCTATCCAGCTCATCATATCTGTACGATTGAAGGTGGAATGGTCTCCTCTAATGTCGAGGAGATAGTTCAGATCGCCAGATCGTTTGCTTGGTGGGGTCGTGGGTGCTACTGTGTAGGATCCCAAAATAAATTGCCCAACGGTGTTTGCAATAGAAGGTTTGACAGATGGTTGGAAGGGTACGACAAGGATGTCGATCATAAGTATGTTTTCGGAGTCCAAGGATACAATCTCAAACCTGCCGATCTGCAGGGGGCGATTGGTCTTATACAATTGAAGAAGCAGAAGGAGATACATTGTGTCCGTCGTATGAACAAAACTGCTATGACTCAAATCTTCTCGCAGATACCTGGTTGCAGGGTTATCGAAGAAAAAGAGCATGCTGAGACCTCATGGTTTGGAGTGCCAATAGTATATGAGTACGGAAAACACCACCTAGTAAAGTATCTAGAAGATCATGGAGTTCAAACTAGAAATTATTTTGCAGGTAATATTCTCATGCACCCTGCATACAAACACATGGGTGATCCAAAATTATATCCAAACGCATCAAGTGTATTAGATAATGTATTTTTTGTAGGAACTTCTCCCGTTATCACGATGCCCATGCTAGACTACATATATGATATAGTAAGCGAGTACAAACCACTATGAAAAAGTGCTTAGTATTGGGTGCAGGTGGATTCATCGGCAGTCATATGGTGAAAAGACTCAAGGAAGAGGGAGCATGGGTAAGAGGTGTTGATCTCAAATACCCAGACTTTTCTATGTCTGCTGCTGACGAGTTTGTCACAGGTGATCTACGTGACGTAGACTTTGTAAGAAGAGTGATCGAATACAAAGGAGATCAAGGTAACTTCTACAACTCAATCGCTAATTATGTGATTGAAACTTTTGATGAGATATATCAGTTCGCTGCTGACATGGGTGGAGCAGGTTACATCTTCACAGGTGAACATGATGCAGAGATCATGCACAACTCAGCATCTATCAACCTCAATCTACTAGAGGAAGTTCGTAAGTTGAATGAGTCATATGGCACTGATTGGAACTCAAGACCTTTAGAGAATAGAAACACAACAAAAATATTTTATTCAAGTTCTGCATGCATGTATCCAGAACACAACCAAATAGACCCTAACAATCCTGACTGTCGTGAAAGCTCTGCGTATCCTGCTAATCCTGATTCCGAATACGGATGGGAAAAACTTTTTTCTGAGAGGTTATATCTCTCTTACCATCGTAACTATGGTATTCCTGTTAGGATTGCTCGTTACCATAACATCTACGGACCAGAAGGAACGTGGTATGGAGGAAGAGAAAAAGCACCTGCAGCAATCTGTAGAAAGGTGGCGTACGCAGGGATTGCAGATACAATCGAAGTATGGGGAGACGGAGAACAAACGAGATCCTTCCTCTACATCGACGAATGTATTGAGGCAACCAGAAGAATCATGGACTCTGACTGCACCGAACCACTCAACATTGGATCAGAGGAGATGGTTACCATCAATGAGTTGGTAAGAATCACTGCAAGAGTAGCAAACAAATCTATAGGTAGAGATCATGTTGACGTACCTCATACAGGTGTGAGAGGTAGAAACTCAAACAATGATTTGATTAGAGAAAAACTTGGTTGGGACTATAGTATGCCATTGGAAGAAGGTATAAGAAAAACATACAACTGGATCATGGGTCAGATAGCAAAAGAGATTGCTAATGAATCTGACATTTCTAATAAAAAATATCTTGAGTATGGTAACTGTGGTAAATGATATCACTCTCACATTGGTATGGTAGGTTAGGTAATAACATACAGCAGTGTGCTGTTGGAACCCTATGGGCAGAGCAAACAGACTCAACTTTTGAATCTATAGATCATGAAATTATCAAGAAACATAAGAGATCTTTTGGACAAAACAGATTGGGGTTATCAAGCAAGTGTTTTTACTGGCAAGGACCTTATCAAGAAGTCAATCTACCTGTTGAAACAATCTACAAAAATATGCGTAGAGTTTGTAAGACATGGATCTATCCCCAACTTGACATTCAACCAACAGAAATACCTGATGATACTCTTGTTATTCATATCAGGAGTGGAGATATTTTTGACAAAAACGTTCCTAACCCTGAACGTTATGTCCCTAATCCTTATCATTTTTACACTACACTCCTTGAATCATTTGAGAAAGCCATAGTAGTCACAGAGAGTGATGATTACAATCCAATAGTTGAAGAGTTATCATATCATAGAAAAGTTACAATACAACGTGGCACAGTAGCAGAAGATTTTGCTACACTGTTGGGAGCAAAGCACGTTGCTAATTCTGGCGTTGGTACATTTGCTGTGGCTGCAGTTTTATGTAGCCAGAATATTGAAAATTTCTATTGCACTGATGTATCAGACACAGAGCACTTGAATTGGAAGATGTTAGTTGACACTGATGTAAAGGTGCATCAAATGCATCTACCACATTACCTTATACCTGGTGAATGGAGAAACACTGATGAGCAAAGAGAGTTCATTCTCAATTACAACCCATCACTTTCCTGAGGGTATTGTAGATTACATAGAAAAGTTGAGCTATGAATTGCCATGGTTCTACTTCAAAGATTGTGCTTTTGGTAACTCTGCAGCAGAGCAGGGTTTAGAGATGCATCCATATTTTTCTCATACATTTTTGAAAGACAATGAGATTGATCCACATTTCTTTCAAAGAATGCCATGGAATGATATTGGTAAGTTCATTGGTTTACCAAATAATAAGATGATACGTGCACATAACACATTACAATATCCAAGACCTGATGCTGTGGGTAAACCTCACAATATTCATGTGGATCAACACTTTCCACATATCGTCGGACTTTATTATCCAAATGATTCAGATGGCGACACATTTTTCTTTGACAATAACATGAATGTTATACATAAAGAACCAGTTGAAAGAGGTAAGATGGTAGTGTTTGATGGAAAGTGGAGACACTCATCATCATCACCATCAAAAAACATTAGATTATCATTGAATATAAATTATGAACCTTCTGCACGGACCAGCAATAGCTGACTTATGTGATTATGATTTTGGTGACCAAGCAGGTTGCCTTGGTGGTGTGAGTGGAGCATTCATGAAGGATGCCAACGAATCGAATTTAGAGTTTATAAAGCAGGTCAATGGTAATAAGTTTATGACCTTATTCATAGACAACATAAGATTATACAAGAGAAAAATATTATGTTCTACTGCTACTGATCAGATGAGAGTTGATAAAATGATGGAAGAGAATGATCTTCTGCATTTATTAGCCGAGATCATGCTCATGAAAGAAACACAGTTTATAATATTCTGCAGCAATGAAGACACTCCCATAACAGATGATATACATTCACATATACCACCAAATGTTTTAGCAATCTATGCTGCAAACGCTGTAGGTTTTGGTGGCAAGCTACATCCATTACCATATGGTCTACAAAGAAAATTATATCCTGTCGATGTAAGGTTGGATGAGATGTTCATCGCTCTCAATTCTGATCCTAAACCAACCAAGTTGTTGTACATCAATCATGCAGAACATACAAATCTAAGTGAACGTGGTAACATACGTGAGATGTTTGCTAACAAAAGTTTTGCCACCATAAGTCCTCGTGTTGACTACCCTGAGTATTGCAGACAAATACAGGCACACAAGTTTATGATATGTCCCGAAGGTAATGCTGTTGATTGTCATAGGAATTGGGAAGTCTTGTTACTAAAACGTGTTCCTATAATGAAAAAGAATCCATACTTACAGGAGTGTTATAAGGATTACCCTATACTGTGGGTGGACGATTATGCTGATGTCAATAAGACATTGTTAGCAGAGAATGACGACTTGTTTGTAAAGAGTAGAAATTTAGATATTAATATGCTAGACTTATACAGTCTATTCAATAGGGCGGTAAACCGTGCTAAAAATACCTGAGGTTACCCTTCTTATACTGGCAGATTTAGACTTGCCAGATGCGGTGTACGCAATAAATAAATCATGTGAGAATATAGAATGGGGTGCAGCAAAATTTTTAGGAAGTAAAAAACCTGAAGGACTATGTGATCAGGTAGAATATGAGGAAACATATCCAATCCAATCAATCAATGACTTTAATTTTTATTGT